AGTATGAAAATGGTAACATTGGATACGATGAATACAAAAATAGATCAGTTGAGGGCTGGAGAACTTTAGTCAATGTGCTTGGTGTTGGAACTATCAGCGGAGTGTTGGGTGGATTACTTGGCACTGCTGTTGGTGGACCAATTGGAACTGCTGTAGGTTTTCTAGGTGGTCTTGGTTTAGGTGTTGTTGCAGATTTCGCGATGGGAGATACAACTACATCAGCTGCTGAATGGATATTCCGCATGTTATATAACGGAGAACCTCCTCCTCCGTTGCCTACCACAACTACAGGTGAACAAACAACTACACCATCAGAAGCTGATTTAAATGCATTCAACAAAGTTCAAAAATTCGAGGGAGCAGATCAAATTGATGGTGGTGTAGAAACTATTCTTGCAACAATAAGACAAAAAGAATCTGGTAATAACTACAATGCTGATTTGATGAAAAATCCTGCAGCACAAGAGCGTGCTAGAAAGGCAGGATACGCAAAGGCGAGTGCCTCTGGTGCATATCAGTTTGTTGATGGAACATGGCAAGGACTCACTAAAAAGTACAACATCGGAACACAATATCAAAGAGCAGTTGATGCTCCACCAGCTGTTCAAGATATGGTCGCTGCTGCCTATGTAAATGAGGTTTTAATTGCAACGAATGGTGATGTTTCAAAGGTTCCTGTTGCTTGGTACACTGGTAACATACGTGGAGAACTATCGGCGCAGCAACTAGCAATGAATACTGGGTTGACTGTTGAAAGGTATCAGGCAAGCTGGCTAGATGCTTATCGAAAACAAGGTGGTGCTTCTGGTGCCTTAATGGCATCAAGTGACCAATTAAATGCATTAAGAAATAATCTTGCTCCTCAAAACAGTGCTGAGGCTGATCAAGCAATGATGAAATACTTTATGTCATTGGGAACTATTGCTCAAGTATTGCCTACAGCCACAGAAACACCAGCAGTTGCTGAACAAACAGGTGATGCTACATCAGCAGAGATAAAAGCAGAAGCAGCAGTTGTTGGTGTTAAACGAACAGTTGAAGAACTCACTAGAGTTGCAGAAAACGTTAAGGTTCTACAGCAAAAAAATAATATGAACGAACCATTCCCACATGTTAGAAATGCATAAAAAAGGGGGACACAAAGTCCCCCTGAAAACATCTACGGTTTTCTAATTTAACTTATTCGGCAGCCAACTTCTCGAAGAATGCCATGTCGTCATCATCGACGCTGACTTCCTCAGCAGTGACCCTCTTGGCTGGAGCGGAGCGAATGACAGGAGAAGAAGTTTCTTCATCATCAATCTTCCTCGAGGCAGCACCAGCAGTGCCACCAGCACCAAGAACGCGATCCAACTTCACCTTCAGTTCGTCATAGGACTTGAAGTTTTCTGGCTTCAAGAAATCCTTGAGCGAGTGAGCAGACTTCCAGACCTTCTCAATCTGAGCATCGTCACCATTGAACAGCGGAGCAGCAGAATCAAACTCCGACTTATCGTAGTTACGATAGCCTTCGACGTTGCGAATCTTGACCTTAAAGTTTGCACCCTTCCAGAAGTCAAACGGATTCAGCGGAGTTTCGTCAGCAAACTGCGGTTCAAGTTTTTCCTTGATCTTATCAAAGATCTTCTTACCAAACTTGTAGAGGAAAACCTTACCTTCATTCTGCGGACGCTTCGGATCAGAAACAACAAGAACGTTCGCGATGTAAGTCAACTTACGCTTTTGCTTACGAGCGATTTCTTTGTTTGCTTCAATTCCTGAGTTCCAGAGAACTGTGTTGTGCTCAGAAACAGGATCCGTCTTACCGATAGTCGTCAATGAGTTCTCGATGTACCAACCGCCTGGACCTTGAAAGCCATGCGACCAGATCTGAACCCAAGGAAGACCATCTTCACCGTCAACGGCTGGCGTATCGAGGAAGCGGATAACTGCGTATCCGTTGCCAGCGGCATCAACTTCTGGTTGCCAAAAACGATCATCGACGTTCTTGCCACCACCATTACCTGCTGAAGATTGCTCAACTGCCTTCTTCAACTTATCAAGAGATGAACTCTTGTTCTTTAGACTTGATAGACTCATATGTATTCTCCGTATAGCGTTGTATTAATGTATATCGACTTGTCCACTTTCTTCATCACCATATTATTATATATCACAATCGTCGCCAAGTAAAGTTTGCTTTGTTAGCAATTTATACTTATCGACATTCACGTTCAAGAATGATCCATACTTGCGAATCTTTCTTGAAATTTTGGGATAGATGATGTCTTCAGAAATCTTCTTGTCCCAAATTTGAATAAAATTGAAAAGATTGTTTAGAATTACCATCGTTTCAATTGTAATATCTCTGTGCATAAAGTGAGTTAGCAATTTAGGGAACTCACCCTCTTGAACTTTAAACAGATCGTTGAATGTTTCTTTATTGCAAATTTTGTTTAGATCTTCAACATAGATCTTGCTCATGGAATCTGTGATTCGTTTCCAATTCCTATAAGTTTCTTCAGCCTCTTCTTCAAGCAATGACTTGGTCCAGTTATCATCACTATGTACAAAATTAGCAACCAGAAATGGAACCATCTCATCGTCGCGATACTTCCGCGCAAGACGGTGGAATAAAAATTTGTCACGCCGTTTTTGAAATGCATCGACTGAGATCCTTGTCTTGCCATCGTAATGAAAGAAGTTATAACTCTCGGAAGTAAAATGTAACTTGATGGCTTGATATAATCCGTAGAGATCATATCCGTTCAACGTGTTACTCCTCTTCGAATTTTATCCATGTATTGCTGCATCTGTTCTAATGTTTCTTCATCTAGTTCAGTTGTTTTTTCTTGCTTTGCGTTTTCTTCTACAACTGCCTTCACCAAATCAGATGCGCTTTTAGTCATTGTAAAGGCAGCAGGAAGAATCAACCACCACATGCTAGACTTCGTCACATAAATCATGACGCCTGTGAATGTCCACGAAAAGATATTCCAGATTAGTAACTGCCAACTCATATGGGCAACCTTCCGCTTCTTGGGAGATAACGCAGTTGTTCAGCCTCAGATTCGATTAGACTCTTCAAAGACTCATTGATGAGTGTGGCGGCAACTTCAATCTCAAGGTTGTTACGTTCACAATAAGTTGTAATTGCATCCATGTGGTCTATCTTCTCATTGATTGCCATTTGCATGATCATCATTGAAAAGTTATTCTTTTCTTCTCTGTTTGCCATATTAGATCTCATATTCACTCAAGGAATTGTTCAACTGCTGAGTAACACGAACAAACGTTGTACGCTTACTCAACTCTTTCAATTCACTTGCTCCAACATAAGTACACGCTGAACGCAGACCACCAAGAATATCTTGCATAGTTCTGCCCACTTCACCACGATATGGAATCTCGACTGTCTTGCCTTCAGAGGCGCGATAGTTTGCAACACCACCATTATGTAAATCCATGGCTGTATCAGAACTCATACCATAGAATTGATTGTCACCAAACGGAGATGCTCCACCTTCTTTGTGTCCAGCAAGCATTCCACCAAGCATAACAAAGTCGGCTCCTGCAGCAAATGCTTTCACAATGTCTCCAGGAACGGTACACCCTCCGTCCGCTATAATATGACCCTTGAGACCATGTGCAGCATCAGCACACTCTATAACCGCACTCAACTGAGGATAGCCGACGCCTGTTTTTTTGCGTGTAGTGCAAACAGAGCCAGGACCAATACCAACTTTCACGATGTCAACACCTGCGAGAATTAGTTCTTCTGTCATCTCTGGTGTGACAACATTACCTGCCATCAATATCACATCAGGATACCATTCACGAAATTCTCTGATAAAATCAACAAACGATTGAGTATAACCATTGGCAACATCAATGCAAACTTTTATAGATGGATTTTTGACATTGCTATAGACAAATGCAAATTTATCGCGATCATCATTTGAGATTCCCAGAGAATAAATGCTGCTGCTCATTTTTTTCGAGAAATGTTCAACTAATTGTTCGGCTGTGTAGTGTTTGGTAACTGCAACCATACACTTATGCTTATTGAACTCATCATCCATCTCAAGAGTGCCAACTCCATCCATGTTTGCTGCAATAATCGGAACACCTTTCCAACTATTACCACTTCTAAAAGTAAATGTTCTTTCGAGATTTACTTGGCTTCTTGATGATAATGTAGAACGCTTCGGAGTAATCAGGACATCTTTATAGTCCAGTTTCACATCTTCAATGATTCTCATAGAACCTCAATGATAAAATATATGATTGCCAATTTTGCGAATCAATCTCTTTTGCTCAGCCCATGCTGGATCAACGTAGGTCGCATGGAAAAACTTTGCAGTTCCAATTATACCGTAATGGTGTTTGGAAATCAATATATTCTCAGCAATCTTGATAGAGTCTTTCCAGGCGGAACTATTACGATAAACAGTTTTATTGCCCTCA